GTATGGATACGTATGATACGAGACAGCTAAACATGGAAGACCGTGTGGCTGAGATTGAACGCATAAGCGTTGGGCGTGGTGCAATCTTTAAGTTGGTCGATAAACTCATTTGGATAGTCGTTGGCTTGTCCGCTGCGGTGTTAATCGAAAGTTTTATAAAGCGTTAATACTGGAGTTCTAATGAGCGACAGAATCAAAGATGTTGAATTTATAGAAGCGTGGAATCAACTTAAATCTGCGTCAGCGGTTAGCAAAAAACTTAATCTTGAAGTCAGAGGAGTTTACATTAGACGCAGACGTATTGAGAACAAGTACAAAATTCGTTTAATTGCAGACCACGCTTCAGCACCCGAATATTACGTGCGTGACCATATGTCGAGAATGGATGTGGACATTGACAATGCCACCATTTTTGTAGCGTCTGACGCGCATTACTGGCCAGGTGAAATAAGCACAGCCCACAAAGCATTTGTTAAACTTGTCAAAAAGCATAAACCATCAATTTTGATTATGAACGGCGATGCGTTCGATGGCGCTTCAATTTCTCGATACCCAAAAGCGGCTTGGTCGACAGTTAAGATGCCGACCGTTAAAGAAGAATTAGAGGCTGTATCTGACAGACTTGGCGAGATTGAAAAGGTGGCAGGTAACGCTAAGTGTATTTTTACCATCGGTAATCATGACCAACGCTTTGAGTCCAAACTCGCTAATTTAGCACCTGAATACGAGGGCATCAAAGGTTTTTCACTTAAAGACCATTTCCCACGTTGGTTGTTTTGTATGTCAGTTATGATAAACCGTAACTTGATGATAAAGCATAGATGGCATGGCGGTGTTCATGCAACACATTCAAACGCTTTAAAATCTGGTACATCAATGGTGACTGGGCATCTACATCGTTTACAAGCCACAATTTTTTCGGATTATGGTGGTGCTAGATGGGGTGTCGATACTGGTACATTAGCCGAAACAGATGGTGACCATATGTCGTATGGGGAAGACTCGCCAATGAACCACTGTTCAGGTTTTGCTGTACTTACCATCGTTGATGGCAAAATGATTCAACCCGAGTTTTGTGCCGTGTTAGATGGGGTAGCATACTTTAGGGGTCAACCTGTATGAATCTAGTCCCTGATGTTAAAGATTGGTATAAGTGGTGGTCAATTAGGCTATCTATTGTCGGTGGCTCATTGTTAACCTTTTTGGAGTTATTCCCTCATCATGTCGCTATTGTCATCAATTCTATCCCGTCTGTCGTTACCGAAAACGTTGGAAGCGAAGTCCTCAAAGCAATTGGAATCGTCTGCATCGTTGCCTCCCCAATCGCTAGAGTCATCAAGCAATCAAAACTTGATAACGCAAGCGACCAAGCAGATAAAGAGGCATGAGGGTTTTGTAAGTAACGCTTATAAAGACTCGCTAAATTATTTAACGATTGGTTATGGTCGTTTAATTGACAAATCCAAGGGTGGTGGCATTAGTGAGTCAGAGGCAGAGTATCTATTAGCTAATGATGTCAATGGCGTCTACGAGGCTTTGAATCGCTCTATACCGAGTTTTAAGACTCTTAATGAGCCAAGGCAAGCAGTCTTATTAAACATGGCGTTTCAGATGGGTGTGAACGGTCTGATGCAGTTTAAGAGCACACTCAAGCTGATTGAGATTGGTGACTATGATGCCGCAGCAGACAATATGCTTAAATCTTTATGGGCAAGTCAAACACCTAACCGAGCAAAAGAGATGGCAACTCAAATGAGGACTGGTAAATGGCAATCTGGTTAAAGTTTAAAGGCTATCTTCTTGCTTTGGCTGGGGCTGTATTGGGCGTTCTAGCGATTTATTTAACAGGTCGTAAGCAAGGGTATGACTCTGCTGAAAATGCTATGAGAGAGGCTGATAATGCACAAGCAAGGAAGATTGAGGATATTGCAGACCGTGTTCGCAGGGCTGATGGTGACAACGCTACTGCTATTGAACGGCTGCGGGTCGCTAAAAGGCTCAGAGACCTCTAGGGCGGTTTGTAGAGAGTTAGAAAGGGACTTGCCTACCTACAGCGTTAAAGACACGCCACAGACCCTAGAATCAGGCGCAAAGTTCATTGAATTGTTTACCGCTGTATGTGGTGTGGCGAACCCTCGATAAAGCACGATTTCTGAGAATAAATAACTATTGGGTCGCTAATTCCCAACGATTCGCCATTTGTAAAACGGTATAACAAATCTAACCCTGTTTTTTTAGTTCTGCTTCAAGTTCTGCGATGCGAGCCACATACTGTGCAATCAGGTCAGCTACGTGTGTATGCTCAATCAACTGAGTGCAAGGGTAGCATAATTCAACGGTCATAAGTAACGATGTGGTTTTACAACCTTTAGATAGGCACTTCATTTGACAATTAGCCTCATAGATTCAAAAAGCCATCCGATACTTTTGCGGTGAGCTTCTTCCCACATCTCGACTCGTTCTTGTTTGCTCATGTCTTTCCCCTGGTCAAGTTCAAGATGACAAACGTAGCACAAAAAAGCGATTCTGTAGTCATGTGCTTTAAGCCCACGACCTTTGCCATCTCGCAATTGATTTGAATGAGCCGCCACGACATCACCATTATTGTTTCGTTGACAATTCATGCAAACTGGGCATTCACGAGCCATGGCAAGCAGTTTAGAATTTCGATAAATTCCATATGACACGGATTTTGTCCTGTAATGTTTGAGCGGCTTTCTGACCACGAACTTTAGTAACTGACTCAATGTATAGCTGTCTGTCATTAAGTTTAGTTAGTTTAAGAACATGACGAGCTTCACACCATGCTCGCCACTCCTCTGAGCTTGAATCAATTATCTCACCCAGAGGGGTCTTAACTGGGTTCAATTGCAAGTCGTATTGCAGTTGCCACCAGCGTAACAGCAAGTCATGCAGTAGACTGTTTTGCCATTGATTGTATAACTGTGACTCGTACAGGCTGCCCAAACTGCGGTGGCTGATAAAGAGAGAAGGATTACGGCTAATATTTTCATCTGTTGTGTTCCTGAAAAGATAATACTTCATTAACAAAGTCCGAGAACTCTTCTTTAGAAAGCTCGGTGGTGGTTGCGTCAGCCTCTACTAACTGACCGTTCGGTAGTTCAATCATGCGACCTGACAAGTACCTCTGCTTGAAGTAGACATGCCACACTTCAGGGGTAAATGCCTTGCCGTTTAAGAATGTACTTTCGGCTATCTCGTGAACAGCAGTCCAGTACAAAGCGTTTTGCTCAGTTGTGCGATTCGCTTGTTTTATCTCAACCACATATCCATCAGGCGCTTGTGTTACCATTTGAATGACACGAGACCTGTCTGCGGTGAGGGTAACTATTGCCTTTTTCATTTACGTTGCACTTTGTACGTTGCCATAAAGACTAATTTTTTGTTTTTTTCTTGCACCCATTTCCTGTAATTTATCCTGAATTGGCGTCTTTTAACTTCAGTTATGACGTGTCCAGTTGTTTCTTTGTCAAACATTCTATCAACTGTGTGTTTTTGGAAATAGTCTTTATCAATATCTAAAAAATGCAAGTACACATCAACGTCATCACTAAACAGAAAATCAAAAGCACTTTGTGTTATTGGGTTAAGTTTTTTACTTGACCTGTCTTGCACTTTCATTGCGTCTAATACTGCTTGCTTAATGATTGCACTTAGTAGCCCTTTGTGACCGTTGATGTCATCTTGCATGACGCTTGCCTTTTGTCCAACCAAATGGGTCGTGTGCTGGTAGCAATTCCAATAGATTACCCATCGGCATATCGTCTGATTGATGTAACAAGTGTTGATGTTCAGGGGTGATGTACATCCATTTCATTGATTTACCAATGCTTTTCTTGCCTTTCATAATTAGCTTTTGTTGAATAAGCTGATTCATAATGCAATGAGCTACACCACTACTCAACACAAAGGTAGCCATAATATCCCTACTTGTGCGGGGTTTGTTGCAAAAGTCAATTATGGGTTGCCTATCTCTAGCTTTTCTCATTTGCTACCTCAACTTCTATTAGCTTTTCTATAAAGTGAATGGCTTTGCGTAAGTCATCAACGCCACCCTTTTTACGCCACCGAGCTAGGTACTTGACTGCTGACCCGTCTAAATAGCCTAAGTTCCAACTTACAATTGCATCCCAAGGTTCTATTGAAGTTTTGTAGTGGTTGCCACCAACTTGTTTATCATTTGCGCTCATACGTCACCTCAAAAAGGTATGTCGGAATCGATGTCAGCTAAAGATTGTTCTACTGGCTTTGCAACAGGTTGAGGTGTTCGCTCTACTTGCCCACTAATTAAATGCAAGTCATCTACTATTGCAGCCATTTTTACTCCTTGACCATTTTTACTTTCATACTTTTCTATATGAATTTCACTTAAATAAACGCTAACTTGAATACCTTTTGTAAGTTGTGGGGCTAGTGATTCAGCACGTTTTCCAAACATGACAGCATCTACCCATTGTGTGGGTCGATTACCATCTTCTTGTTTTTTCCCATAACTGTAAGCTAAAGACAAGTTGGCAAAAGCCATTCCGTTTGGTGAAAACTTCACCTGAACATCTTTTCCAATGCGAGCTAAAGTGTGCATTTTTGACATAATAATTATTCCTTTTCTAGTGAGTAAACTGCGATGTTTTTGCCATTGTTTAAGCGTTGCATACGCTTTTTAATCTTGTGTCCAGCTTGTCGTAACCTATATATTCTTGCAGCTAACCGAAAACAGCCAAACTTTTTTAAAGCGTCTATGGCTGTCAGTTCACCTTTTTTTAGTGCCTCTAATGTCATGTCTTCTTGGCTCATCATTGCACCTTTTTATATAGTTCAATAATTTTGGAATCAACCTCTGCTAAAAACTTAATAGCTTCAGCCTCTATCTTTGCAATTGCCTCATCATCACGCTCTATACGCACCACAAGCAGTTTTAATCCATCGGGTAACCTTGGGTCAAAGCTAACAAAATCACACCACTTGCGACCCGTGACAGCCATCTGAGACATCATCTGTGTCATGTACTTAGTTGGTGGCTTTTGAGTTTCTATGTACTCTAAGTGTATTGCCGTGCTGTATGGGCATTTAATCTCGATTAATCCGTCATCACCTACCAAACCATCAGGTGAGCACCCGAAGTTTTGAATTGTAGGGTGGTCAACAAATGCCACTTGGTCAACAAAGTTATAGCTAAAGACCTCGTACGCAGCTCTAGCCTGTGGCTCTGTCTCGACACCCCAAGACATAGCGGCATTACTGTATGAATCCGTCTTGCTACCTGTTAAACGTTCTGCAATCAGGTCAGCACGTAGATTCTTGCGTGACATAGATTCGCCAGTCTTAACGGTTGCAAGCATATCTGCAACACGAGAAGCGGTCAGCTTGCCTACTCTGAGCGCTTGCCATTCAGGTGTACCTTGCTCAACCATTTTTAACCTCCAACAGTTCTGCTTTGCGAGCGTCTTTAGCTTTGCTTATCTGTGCAAGTATCCCTTTATTGTCACCAAACAGGGAATAAGAGGCTGTGTAGTGTGCTTTCAGTTCGTCTAGTGTGTTACTACCCTGTATAGATTTAATCGCAATAGAGGCATCTTGTGGGGCTTTACGGCTACCTGCATTGCCGTCATCATCTTCTGGTGCAATACCGCAAGCAGCCATTAAGCTGTAACGTCTAGCATAGGTTAGCGCAGAGCCAAAACCTTGCGGGTCTTGCTTGCTTGCAGGGACAAATAACTTGCCTGATGATAACGTTTCACCTGACTCATGGATAAACATTGTTTCAACAGTAACGCCACCTTGCGATTCGTGGTTAAGTTGCATCAACGCTATACCGTGGTTATTTAAAGCGTCTATGACAGCTTCTACGCAAGCAGCAAGGTCAGCGTATTTAGACTTAAAGTGCGGGTTAGTTGCGGATTTCAGAGCAGGGTTAAATTCTTTTTGTGCATTGACAAATGCGGTGCATATTTGTTTCATAGTAGTCTCAGATAAAGTTAGCGGTCAGTAAAGTTAAGAATGCAATAAAGGCAACAACGTATGCAACTGGTGGTATGCGGTTAGCAACTGTGTGTTCACGAGCGTACTCGCCACCTATAGACTCACGCAATGTGCGACCTGTCCAGTTAGGGTGGCTGAGGTCGGCAAAGTAACCGTAATTGTGGTCTGATTTCATTTTTATAATCTCCTTGTGAAACTAAATATTAAACTTGTGTTGGAAATAAATACATAGGTGTTTACCCCTATTGCTAAAATTCAAACTCCTTTAATTGATAGCGGCCATTATCACCACGCCACCAGCCATGGACAATGACACGCCACCCTGACCGCAACATCTCAGGTAACGCTTCACATTCTTCAATCTTCTTGATTCGGCTACTCATATTGCTTTTGCTAGTGACTTGAACTGCAAGCGTTTCATTGTTGCCAATTGCCAAAATGTCTATTACTCCAAACAAATCCTTTTTTCGTTTAGTAAAGTGATTAAAAGACTCCACGTTAGCTGTCTGATAGCCGAGTTTGCGTAGGTGTGTGACTGTGCGCTGGCTTGGCGTCATTTCTTAAGCAACGATGTAAGCATAAAGTTAATCTGAGCCGAAACGCTCCTACATTCTTTGTCAGCCAACTGTTTAATTGCGGCTCGCATCTCTGGTGTCATGCGTATATTTACGAATACTGTTTTCATGTTTCTTCCTCATCAAAGTTAAAATTGTAATAAACAGGTGTTTTTTTACCCATGTATGAACCAGCTATGTTGTATTCAAAATACTCTACTGCACAGTCATATGTCATATTTTGTTTGTCTATTAACATTTGTATAATTTTTTCTGTGCTATATAAAGCAACTAACTCATTTTCACGATAAGTTACTCCAATGACTGCTTCATCAAAACCGTCAGCTAATAAAATATTTTTATCTAACTTTTCAATATGCAAAATTATATTTTGTTTTCTCATGCTTCCTCCTGATAATTGTGGTCATTGGTTACGTCTGTTACAAAAATATCGTCAGGCTCGTGGGTGTCTATCACATCCCAGTCTGTAGACGCCAGAGCGTTGTCAAAGGCATCATCTTCATCTAAACCACAGACCATAATTTCAACGGTCTGTAAGCGTTTTGCTCTTACTATGTATCTATTCATTATTTTTCTCTTTTAGTTTGGCTATAACTTTACGAAAATCATCTAGGTACACTTCATCAATCGGACTGCCAACAACTTGTGCTATTTCCTCATCCGTCAGTCCTACCCATTCACGCATAGGCTCGCTACATGCTAGTGCTTGGCGCAGAGGTTCTTGTGCGTCACATGCGGCGTTATATGCTTCATTTTCAATATGACCGTAATTTCCTTCACTATCTAGAAACGCTTGGTCTACTTTTACCAAAGCCTCCAACGCCATCTCTGCAGCCTGTCGTAAGTCAGTCATAATTCCACCTCTGATTCTGCAAAAGCTATTGCTGTACCCAAGCCATCAAACCTACCCTCTTCATAGTCATTGGTTTGGTCTTGTCGTGAGCGTAGAACTTTAAGGTTAGTGACAATGCGTTTGTTCTCCAATTTGTGACCTGCATTCCAACCTGTGCGGAAAATGCGATACTCAGGGCCTTTAATTGTAAGGTTGAACTCACCGTAAATTTCTAAAAACTTCTTTTCTATCTCGTTCATGTGTTTCTCCTTGGTGGGGGACTAGCCCCCGTTTGTGTTTAGTTAAGGTCGGAGATTCTTGCATTAGCGGTGCTGTACGCCCACGCAACCGCAGATTTTTGTGAGGTAAAGGACTTGCTACGTTGGCGAACACCAAAGTCCAACCACTCGTTTTTGACTAAGCGAGCGTTTTGCACATATGCACGAAAGTCTGTACCGTTATCAGTAAAGCGTACTGTGAAACCTACGAGGCGGTTTTTATAGTCTAACTTATCAGAAGGAAAATGTACTTCTGTAAGTTCGCTGTATTTTTGATTTGTCATTTTGTTTCTCCTTGGTTGTTGGTGTTAATCACCATGTACACATTATTACACATAAATTGATTCTTGTGTAAAAAATAACAAATATTTTTATAGGTACTTTCCCTAATATGGAACTAATCATATTTATGGTTTATAATTACGTTATCCCTTGGCAGGGGTATTAAACAGTAAGGTCTCACATGAATTTGCAGTAGGTTACTGTGCCTACCCTGCCAGACTCCCTAAACAAGAGTTGCAAATTCAGCTGAGACCTTTTTTATTGAGGTCAACAATGCACTACTATCAATTCTACATAGCCGACTATCGCAAAGATACGTCACATTTATCTAGGTTAGAACACAGCATTTACCGTGATTTAATCGACTGGTATTACCTAGATGAGTCACCAATATCTAAAGATATGGCGTTTATTTCACGCAGATTGAAGCTGTCTACAAAGTCTGAAATCGAAGCATTTAACAATGTCATACAAGACTTTTTTACAGAAGATGACGATGGCTACCGTCACAAAAAAATAGATGAAGAAATTTGCGAATATCACAAAAAATGTGAGGTGAATTCAGCAAATGGAAAAAAGGGTGGTCGCCCTAAGGGAAAAATAACCCAAACGGTTAGCGAACGGTTAGCGAACGCTATGCCAACGGATAGCGAAACAGAACCCAATCAAAAGGCAATCAGTAATCAGTATTCAGTAATCAGTAAACATGAAACAGTAAACAATATACATATAAAAGATATAGAGGCTAAAGCCTCCAAAGCAAAGTCAACACGGTTGCCCTCAGATTGGGAACTTCCCGATGAATGGGCGATATGGTGCAAAGAGAACCGTAGAGACTTAAACCCAAATCAGGTTGCTGAACAGTTTAAAGACTATTGGCTATCAGTTCCGCATAGCAAAGGATTAAAAGCTGATTGGTTAGCAACGTGGCGCAATTGGTGCAGAAACCAAAAGGCATCTACAAATCAAGCTTCATTTGCAGAACGAGATGAAGTAAACAGGCGTAGACGGTGGGAAGAGATGACGGGTCAGCAATGGCCTGACAGCCAACCAACCATTGACAGCGCACCAATCTTTTTGGGGATAGAACAATGAGCCTCTCAACACAAGCCATTGACAGACTGTTTCAACGACTCTCTGCCACTTATGGCGCACATTGGACAAGACAATGGGCAGACGTTCCTATGACAGACATTAAGACCGTATGGGCGCATGAGTTGGCATCATTTGCAGACAACCTTAAGGCTATCGGTTGGGCATTAGAAAACCTACCCGATTACTGCCCAAATCTCATGCAATTCAAAAGCCTGTGCAAGCAAGCACCTAAACCTGATTACGTACAATTAGATTCGCCTAAAGTTCCTGCCGAGATTGTAGACAGCGAGATTCTAAAGATGGTAAAGACCCTTGTAGAGCCTCAAAAGGATAAGGACTACAAAGCATGGGCTAGAAGATTAAAAGAGCGTGATGAGGCAGGTGAGCTCTTGAGTCCGCATCAGATATGGTCTTACAAGACTGCACTAGAACTTTTACCTAAACCAAGATAACAAAAGGAACATATGAAAACTTACTACGAACTTGAAGCAGATGTAATTGATTAAGCAAACGCTAGGCAGATTATTCGCAATAGCACACCCCAAGCGCAATCTACAAAGACACTAGAAGAGGTTAGAGAGTTAATAGACGCTATTGACCAAGACAATCGAGCTGAGATGGTTGATGCCTACGGTGACATACTAGTGACATTGATTATCGGCTCTCGCATTGCAGGGTTTGATTTAACGAACTGTTTAGAAGTCGCTTACTCTGCAATCAAGCACAGAACAGGTCATTTAAATGAACAAGGTGTGTTTGTTAAAGACAAGTGATAGAATAAAGATTCTCCTTGGGTGAATAACCCTTTACCCGTCTGAAACATGACGGGGTTTTTTTAACGCAGATAATTGCCTGTCGCGGGGTGCAAGATGGTAAATGATAGTCATTCTCAATCCCTTTCGGAGTTATCATGGCTCAAGGGATAAAATACACACCAACAGCAGAGAGCAGAAGGCTTGTCACAGACCTTGCAAGTGTCGGCATTCGCTACGAGGATATAGCCGCAAAGCTACAGATAAGTTCTGACACTTTGGTTAAATACTACAAGAAAGAATTAGACGATGGCAGAGTCGATGCTAACGCTGACATAGGTCGGTCTTTGTACAACCAAGCTCGTGAAGGTAATACTCAGGCTATGATATTTTGGCTCAAGACTCGTGCAGGTTGGGCTGAGACACAAAAGGTCGAGCATAGCGGTGTAGATGGTCAGCCGATAGACTTGAACATTAAAG